ATTATTAAAGCATGAGATAATTAAACACTGTGCAGATAAAGATTTAAAAATATTTGGAGATCCAGCTGGAGATTTTAGAGCACAAACAGATGAAACAACTCCTTTTCAGATACTTAGACAACAAGGCATCCAGGCATTTCCTGCACCATCTAATGATGTAGGTCTAAGAATAGAATCTGTTGAAACTGCATTGAATAGAATGGTAGATGGTAAGGCAGGATTTTTATTAAATAAAACTTGTAAATCACTACGTAAAGGATTCTTAGGTGGATATCATTACAGAAGAATACAAACATCTGGAGAAAGATATGAAGATAAACCTAATAAGAATAAATTTTCACACGTACATGATGCATTACAATATTTAATGCTAGGTGCAGGAGAAGGTAGATCATTAACAGTAGGTCCAGCTAAACCTAAAGTATCTAATGCTTATAAGAACTGGAATATATTTGATCGTACTTCAATGAATAGGAGGAAGAAGTGGGATATTTTCCGAAGGAATGGCTAGTATTTTTTTATGATCCACCTAACCATGAGTGGTATCATAGGTTCAGAAAAAATGGGATGGCACATTGTGGTGCTTTTGCATACTTTCCAAAAAAAGATAAATGGATAGTAGTAGAACACATACATAGAAGATTAGATTTAAATATTATAGATGGTACTGAAGTAGATCAGATGATGGTCTATATAAAACAACATGGTGGTATTATTTTAAAATGCAAGACATTTCGCCATAAGTGGAGATTATTTCAAGCTGCATGGTTGAGAGAACATTCTTGTGTAACTGTTATTATGAGAGTTCTAGGAATAAATAGATTGATTATTACCCCTTTTCAGTTATATAAATACTTAAAGAAACATGGTTGTGAACAATGGGATTTTTAAGAACACCAAAATATAAGCCTGATCCAGAGCTAGAAAGACAGTTAAAAGAAAAGCGTATGGAGGAAGAACGTATACAAAAAGAACAAGAAGAAGCTATGGCTAAAAGAAAAAAAAGATTTATCGAAGGTAAGCTCGGTAATAGATCATTGTTCTCAAGAGCTGGTGGAGCTGGATTTTTTACAGAAGGACAAGAAACATAATGGGATCAAGTAAACCAACATCTGGAGGCGGCGGCGGAGGAAATAATAAAAATCAAAATAAACCTAAAAAAGTATATGGAATGGGTCCAGGTCAGTCTTTGGCTATGTCTGGAACTACTGGATTAGCTACTGCTACAACAAAACAAGCAGAAACAATTAATAGAACTACAGGAAAATCTTTCAATGCTATTAGTAAAAATATCGGTGAAATAGGTTCTAAATATCGTAGACCAGCTAATGTAGAAAAATATGCAAAAGATTTACGTACTCAAGAAGTAGGAGAAATGTTAGGTGGTAAGAAATTTACTGGTCCTGATGGAGTAGAAAGAATGAGTTTTGTTGGAACAGGAATGAAAAACGAAAAAGGTGAAACTATACTTTCAAAACAAACCCCACAACTAACTGCAAACGCTCCTACGTTAAAACAATTAGGTGGTGATATTTCTAGAGCTGTAACTGGATATAATACTTTAGAATATATAGATGGATCTAATACACCAACAATGGTTAGGAAAGCAGGATTAGTAGAAGCATCACCTGTTGGTGCTATTTTTAATGCGATAAGAGGAACTAGTTTTTTTAAAAATGATAGTAGTAATAATACAAGTACAAGTAATGCACCAATAGAACAAAGTGAAAGCAATATAAGAGATAATGAAAGAAAAAAAAGGCTAGAAAAAGTTTTGGCTGGATATGGTATTGGAAACGTATCTAGTAATGAAAGACCATTTCTTACAGTTAAGGGTAGAGGATTTGGTGGAACATTTAAGTAATGTACAGTTTTAATTATAGATCTGCTCCAAATACTGGAGTAATGAATCCTAAATCTTTTTTGAAAAAGTTTGCACAATCAGAACAATTAAAATCTCATTGGATTCCAAAGTTTGAAGAAGCATATGAATATACTATGCCAGGTAGAGAAGCATTTTATGAAGAAGCTCCTGGAGAAAAAAGAACAGATAGAATCTTTGATGAAACAGCTGTTGTAGGTATTCAAGAGTTTGCTTCAAGACTACAAGCAGGTATCACTCCTACATTTGGAAGATGGATTAATTTAAAAGCAGGTATAGAAATACCTCCACAAATAGCACCACAGATAGATGCACAGTTAGATGAAATAACTAATTATATATTTGAGATATTACATTCATCTAACTTTAATCAAGAAGTGCATGAATCATTTATGGATTTAGCTATTGGTACAGGTGTAATGTTAGTGAATGAAGGTACATCAACTAATCCAGTAGTATTTAATTCTATACCATTACCTCATGTATATTTAAATACAGGTCCAGATAATAGAGTAGATTGTATTTATAGAAAAAGAAATATCAGATTAGGTGATTTAAAAGTTTTATATCCAGATGGAAACTTTGAAGATATAGAAGATAAGATTTTAAATGATCCAGATGTCAAGTGTACTGTAATCGAAGGTACAATGAGAAACTATAAAGATCCAAATAAAGAAGTTTATGATTATGTAGTATGTGTAAAAGATATGGAAGCAGTTATTCTTGAAGATACTTTTGAAGGACAAGGTTCTAATCCATTTATTACATTTAGATGGAATAAAGCTAGTGGTGAAGTATATGGTCGTGGTCCAGTATTTAATGCTATGTCTGCTATCAAGACTACAAACTTAACTATCGAATTAATGTTAGAAAATGCACAGATGAATATATCTGGTATTTATCAACTAGAAGATGATGGAGTTATTAATCCAGATAACATTTCATTAGTGCCTGGCACAATTATTCCAGTAGCTCCTGGATCTAGAGGACTAGTTCCTATTAATGGAGCAGGTAGATTTGATGTTGCACAGTTAGTATTAGATGATATGAGGCAGAATATTCGTAAAGCATTATACATGGAAACATTAGGTCCAACCAAAGGTACACCAATGTCAGCTACTGAAGTAGCAGAAAGAATGGCAGATTTATCTAGACAGATTGGATCTTCATTTGGAAGATTACAATCAGAATTTATTATGCCATTAATTAGACGTGTTATTTATATTTTAAAGAAACAAGGCAGAATAGAATTACCTTCTTTGAATAACAAAGAAATAAAAATTGTTCCAGAATCACCATTGTCTAGAGCACAAAACGAGCAAGATATTGCAGATGTAAACAGATTCAACGCAACGCTAGGTCAAACATTTGGACCACAAGTACTTAATCTTATTGTAAAACAAGAAGAAGTAGCTAGGTACTTGGCAGAAAAAATGAACCTTCCTGAAAAACTAATTAGAGATGCAGCTGAACAACAACAAGTAGTACAGCAAATGCAACAAGTAATGCAACAACAAGGAGGAACAAATGAGTTGGGAGCAGCTCCAGAACAAACCTAAAGGTAGCCATCTATCTATTGATGGATTTTATCGAACAGAAGAAAAAGAAAAAGAACTTAATTCAGAGATGAACGCAGTTTTTAGCACCGTTGTTGGTGAAAAAATGTTGGATTATTTAAGATCCATAACAGTAGATGCAGTTGCAGGTAAAGATGTTAGCAACGAACATTTACGACATCTTGAAGGGATGAGATATTTATATTTTATCATCAAGAAAAGAATCGAATCTGATAAGGAGGCATAATGTCAGAAGAACAAATACAAGAAACACAAGAAACAACACAAGAGGTATCTCAAGAAAACACTACTGAAGTTCAAATACCTGAGTATATTCCAGAGAAATTTTGGGATACAGATAGAAATGAAATTAAAGTTGAAGAACTGGGTGCATCATACAAAGCATTGGAGCAAAAACTTGGGATGCGAACTGAAGATCTTACGAAACAATTACGTGAAGATTTGGAATCAGAAAGAAAATCTAGCGTTCCTGAATCATATGAAATAAAGCTACCAGAGATACCAGAAGATGTTGAAATATCCGTTGATCCAGAACAAGCACTTGTTAAGTCTTGGGAACAAATTTGTAAAGATAATGGGTTATCACAGGATGTATTCAACCAGGGAGTGGAGGCTTTTGTTAATAATGAAATTGCTGGTTTGCCGAATCTACAAGAAGAAATGGGCAAGTTGGGAGATAATGCAAAACAACGTATTGAAGCTGCTGATCTTTGGAGTAAAAAGTATCTATCTACTGATGCCTATAATGCTATTGCCAATATGGCTGCTACTGCTGAAGGCGTTAAAGCTCTAGAAGAAATAATGTCTTTGTCTAAAAACAAAGCATTACCTAATACCAATACTGTAGTAGATGTAGAACTAGATGAAAGAGATTTACAATCTATGATGCAAGATCCAAGATACTGGAAAGAAGGTACAAAAGATCCTGCATATATTAGAAAAGTAACTGATCTATATCAGAAAAAGTATGGCTAAGAAGTTTCCATATAAGAAATATATACTTATATGGGAAGATCCTACTGGAGATAGTGGATGGATGTCTGATAAAGATATGGAACATTTATCTCCAGCTATTATTACTACAGAAGCATACATTTATTCAAAGAATAAGAAGTATATCAAGACATTTGCAAGTTATATCAGGGAAAGCGATGGATCATACACATACGCTGATGTCAATGTTTTTCCTGCATCTTGTCTTGTAAAGCTGACAAAAATATAATATATCTGAATTAACAAGCCGATTTAAACTGGACTTTGCCCAGTAATGGATAACTAAGAAATGTTTATGACGACAACTTGGATTTAACAATGAAAGGTAAAACACAATGACAGCAACAATAGATCAAGCATTTGTGAAACAGTTTGAAGCTGAAGTTCACATGGCTTATCAACGTATGGGCTCAAAATTGAAGTCCATGGTACGTAATGTCAATGGTGTAAAAGGAAATACTGTTCAGTTCCAAAAAGTAGCGAAAGGTTCTGCTTCAACTAAAGCAAGACACGCTGAGGTTGTCGCTATGAACTCAGTACACTCAAATGTAACTGCAACACTATCAGACTTTTATGCTGCTGATTACGTAGACAAACTAGACGAATTGAAAGTAAATATTGATGAGAGAAACATTGTAGCACAAAATGCTGCATATGCTTTAGGTCGTAAGACTGATGAAATCATCACAGATACTTACAATTCAGGTGCAACTGCACTAGCAAATAACTCTGCTGGTACAACTACTGGTATGAACTTAGACAAAGCTCAGAATGTTTTTGAAATCTTTGGAAACAATGATGTTCCAGATGATGGACAAAGATACTGGGTAGTCGGTCCAAAACAGTGGTCTGACCTATTAGATATAGATCAGTTCTCAAGAGCTGAATATATCGGTGAAGCAGATCTACCTTATAAAGGTGGAATGACAGCTAAAAGATGGTTGTCTTTCATGTGGATGGGTTTTAGTGGTCTACCAACATCTGGTTCAACAGATAGACACACTATGGCTTTCCATAAATCATCTCTAGGTATGGGTGTAGGTTCAGACGTAAGAACTGAAGTTAACTATATCCCTGAGAAAGTAGCACACCTTACAACTTCATATATGTCAATGGGAGCAGTCCTAATTGATGGTGATGGTGTAAGAATCCAGAAGTGTGCAGAGTAGGAGTAAATAATGGCATACGCAACTTCAAATCCAATTAAGAAGATCTCTCAAATGGGAGATAGCAATTCCTTATGGTACTACTCTGACGGAGATGCTATAGGAACTATTGATGATGCAGATTACTTTTTAGCAGCGACAGGCGACCTGAACGCTGGTGATGTAATCATTGTAAACAGTGGTGGATCAAATGGTGTTGTAGATATTGTAATAGTATCAG